CCACGACCCTCGGGGTGACCGGTGCGACCACGCTGTCGTCCGGCACCTACAGCACGTTCCTCAAAAGCACCACGGCCCTCGCGACCCCTGCGGCCCTGACGGCCACGCAAGCCACCGCGTTTGCCAGCACGGTGAGCGGCGCGGCGATCATGGGCTTCGGCACGACCAACGATGTCAGCCTGATGAATCGGGCGGGGACGGTGGTGTTAGGTGTGGGGCCGAATACCACAGCCGTGAATATGGTCGGCACACTGTCGGTGGGCAACAAGGTCACGATCACAGCCCCTCGCAGCGGCACAGCTGGCGTTACGGCGCTCAATATTGCAAACGATGGATCAAGTGCGTTATGGGGTATTCGTGATGGCGCGTCAGATCAATTTAGTTTGGACTATTACAGTGGCTCGGCATGGACAAACTGGCTCACGGTAAATACTAGCGGCCTCCTCACCGTCTCGGGTTTTGGGACGAGTAGTTTCTCGGCAGGTGGGACGGGCGAACAGGTTCTATCGGTTCAGAATACGACTTCTGGTGCTTCAAACTACGCCCGTCTGATGGTAGGGGCTGGCACAAATACCGGTGGTGGACTTTTCGGAATGTCGCAGGGATATTCCCCCTCGGGCATTTTTGCTGCGGACAGTCTCATCTTGTATGGCGCTTCATCCGGCGGCATTGGAATTGGGGCCGTTCACGCCTCCGGCACCATCCGCTTCTACAGCGGCGGGTCGACGTTGCGGATGACTATTAGCGCTGCCGGCAGAGTGTCCATGCCCGAGGTGTATAACGTCACTGGCACAGGTGCGGCGTTGTACATTGAAAGCGATGGCAACCTCTTCCGCATCGTATCTGCTCGACGGTACAAGGACAATATTCACTACGATAACGTCAATGGTGACGCAGTGTATGCACTCAAGCCCGTATCGTACACACTCAAGGCGCTTGGAAACAGCGTTGAGCAGATTGGGTTTATTGCCGAAGACGTCGAAGAAATTGAGCCTCGTCTCGTTGTCTATTCCAAAGAAGGCACAGTGGACGCACTGCATTATGACCGGGTCACGGTGCTGCTGGTGAAAGCAATACAGAACCTCAAAGCTAATTACGACGCCACCATCCAGCAACTCGCCGCACGGATCGCGGCCCTTGAAAGTCAGGACAACTAACATGGCGATAGTCGGTATTTTTCTCGGTGGCACGGTGGCGGTCAGTTCGACGGGTGTGCTGACGATGGGTGCATCGGTGCAGATGATCGACAGCGAACTCGGTGATGTGGGACAGCGCAGTGTGCCAGCCACAGACCCTGCGACTATCGCGCAAGTCAATGCGACGTTGCAGTCTTCCATGGCACAACTCAGCATTGATGCTGGATTTCCTGTGACCATGCCTGTTTTGGTGACGCCAAGTGAATAATTATTGGAAACTTAAAGCTGCTGTATTAACTCGGCAACTGTCGATGGCACAACTCCAGGCTGAAGCAGAAAAGGTACAAGCTACGTATGCTTTAGCCATGTCTAGTGAAGACCTCGACGCCTCAAAGAACTATACGTTCAACGATGCCGATGAGTCAGCAGTAGAAGTAGCTCCAGTATAATATGGATATTCTTCCTGAACCTTTAGAAGTTTTAAAGAATAGCTGGCGGCCTAATGTAAAACAGGCTGAGTTCTTAGCTATTCCTCATACTATTAAAGAGGGAGCATATCTTGGTGGAGCGGGTTCGGGTAAGTCTGACGTTTTATTAATGTATGGCATTTTAAATCGTTGGCATGAAAATCCATTATGGAAACAAGTTTTCATGCGTCGAACTTATCCTGAATTAAAAAATGAAATCTTAGGACGTGCTAGGGAAATCTACAGTAAGTTTGGAGCTACTTTTAATAAGACGGATATGATTTGGACATTTCCTCGTCCAGATCAATATGGTTCCGGTGGAATCATGGGTAATGGTGGAGCACAAATTTTCTTAGGTCATTGTGAGCATGAAGACGATGTTCATAAGTATGACTCAATGCAGATTCCATTATTTACTCCCGACGAAGTAACTTCATTTACTGAATGGATTTATCTTTACTTAGCATTTGAACGTAATCGTTCGCCTCAAGGTTCTAACTTACCGTCTATTGTGCGTTGTGCAGGTATGCCTGGTGGTATTGGGCATACTTGGGTAAAGAAAAGGTTTATTGACCCATATCGAGATGGTGGTAAAATCATTCTTGGTAAAGGTAATAATAAGCGTATTTATATTCATGCAACGTATGCAGATAATCCACATATTGACCCCACATATGGTCAATCATTGGATGGTAGACCTGAAGCAGAACGTAAAGCTAAGAAGTTTGGTGACTTTGATGCATACTTAGGTCAAGTATTTGATGAGTTCAGAGATAAGAAGTATCCTGATGAACCTGAAAATGCTTTACACGTAATTGAACCATTTGAAATTCCAGACTTTTGGCCTAAGTTTGTAATTATTGATTGGGGTTTTAGGGCAATGTGTTGGGTTGGTTTCTTTGCGGTATCTCCTAATAAGAGACTTTACCTTTACAAAGAATTAACTTGGACTAAAACTAAAATTGCTGAGTGGGGGCCGTTAGTTAGTGCATATATTGATGATAAACAGCATAGATTCATTAAGGTATGCAAAAGCGCGGGGCAAGATAGAGGGCAAGATCATACTATTCAAGGTGAAATTGAACGTGAACTTGGTAGAACTGTTCAATTAACTCTAAATACACCTGGAAGTCGTATTGCAGGTAAGATGAATTTTCATGAATACTTACGTTGGATGCCTAAATCTCAACCTAAGCAAGCTGAACGTCCTATTTACTCTGAAGAATACGCAATGCGTATTTACAGATTACAAGGACAACAAGCATATGAAGCATATTTACATTTATTTGATGAACCAGTACAAGAAACTAATATTCCTAAGTATCAAATCTTTTGTTGTTCAGCTCAGGATCATACAGGACATAGTAATTGTTGCCCCGAAGCTATAACTTCAATTAAAGCATGTAACTATTCTGCTAATCACTCAGGTAGTGATAAACCAGCAGAAGATGTTGCAGAGTTTCATGGTGATGACCCTTATGACGGTCAGCGTTATGGTGTAGATGCAGCAGAACAATTATTTGAAGAAGCATCTGAAGAATTTAAAAAGTTTGAAAAACAGAATATATTACAAACTAAATTAAATGATACAGGTAATTGGACAGCATTCTATAGACAACATGAATATATGTCTGCTGTTGTTCCTTTAAAGATTGCTCCAGTATTTCATAGAAATAGACGATGAATTTCATTACTAAATTCTTTCATGAACTCTTTAATCCTCATTGTGAACATTGTTCTGATGAACGGATTGATGCTTCATTCTGTTCTTCATGTGAAACTTTAAAGATGCAGCTTTCTGTGTACCAGCAGCAGAATGAAAAGTTACTTGACAAGTTATTAACTCCTGCTGTTGAATCTTTTCCAACTAGTCCAGTTACTAGCGATATTAAACCAATTCAGACTAGGCAGATTCCTTGGAATGTACGTAAACAGATGTTAGAATCTGAATCAAGAGAAAAAGTTGCGGCATTAAGAAATGCTGCTAAACCTGATTCTAAGATTGAAGAATTAGAAACTGCTGTTTTGGGTAATTTAAATTAATATCATCACCAAATCAATAAATAAGGAATACAAATGAGTGCTGCATGGACACGTAAAGAAGGAAAGAATCCCGAAGGTGGTTTAAACGCTAAGGGAAGAGCTTCTTATAAAGCTGAAACAGGTGGAACTTTAAAAGCTCCTGTTAAGGCTGGTGACAATCCAAGGCGTGCATCTTTTCTTGCTCGTATGGGTGGTACACCTGGCCCAATGAAAAAGAATGGTAAACCTACTCGATTAGCATTAGCTTTAAGAGCTTGGGGAGCATCAAGTAAAGAAGATGCCAAAGCTAAAGCTAGATCAATTAGCGCACGTAATGATAAATGAGTGAATCTCCATAGTAAAAAGTAAATGGACAAAAAGTTTAAAGACTTAAATTTAACCGACGAGGAAATCACCGATATTAAGGTGATGAAAGAACATTTCTGGGCTGAAGATACTGCTACACGGCAGCTTCAGTTACAGAAGTATCGTCGTTTAAAATTCTTCTGGAATAATATCACTAATGTGTGGTATGATTCAGTTGCCCATGATTGGCGTGTATGGAGTGCTGAAAATTATGATGGCGATTCAGACCAGCAATACTACGATCAGCGTATTAATGTATTTCGTGCATATTTAGAATCTATTATTGCTGCTTTGTCAGTATTAGTTCCACCTGTTAAAGTTTATCCGGACGATGCAGAAAATTCATCTGATTTAGAAACTGCTAAAGCTGGCGATAAGATTGCATCATTAATTTATCGTCATAATGATGCATCTTTACTGTGGCTTCATAGTCTTTATATTTATTGCACAGAAGGTTTAGTTTGTGCATACAATTATGCTAAGTATGATAAACAATATGGAACTTATAAAGTAGATGAATATGAAGAAGTTCCTGAAACTCATGAATTAACTACTTGCCCCAATTGTGGGTTTGAAATTTCTAATGAATTAGTTGGCCCCAATATGAAACCCCAAATGCAGCCAGAAATGGATATGCAAATGGATGAGTTTTCAGAAATGGGTATGCCAAGCATGATGCAGGAAATTTGTCCATCATGTAATACACTTATGACGCCTAATGTTGAA